CGAATAGGACATTTCTAACTTGCCACATAAGGGACATTTCTATTTAGCCTTGACATACAGTTCCTTCACGATCCCGAAGTTTGCTCAGTATCGGAGGCGCAACTCAAGGATTTCTTCACCTGGCTGCGCAACACAAAACACTATTCCGAATCCTCAGTCCAAATCTACTGGCGTTGTCTGCGCGCCTTCTACAAATGGGCACAACCAGTATTGCAGGCTCCCAGACCCGATCTTGCCATACAGCGACCAAGAGCACCACAAAAAGTGATCTTGCCCTTCACCCAGGAAGAAATCAAGAAACTCATCACAGCCTGCGATTTCACCGTAAAAGCAAAGACGAAGGACCGCAAACCCTTCAAAATGAAACGCCCTACGGCTAAAAGAGACAAAGCCATCGTACTTTGTCTGCTCGATACCGGCCTTCGGGCATCTGAACTCTGTCGGTTACAAATTCAGGACGTTCATCTTGATACTGGATTAGTGGAAGTAAAACCCTTCAGATCAGGCAAAAAATCACGCCCCAGGGTCGTTTTCCTCGGAAAAACTGCCAGAAACCACCTCTGGCTTTACCTGGTGGACCGTGAAAACACAAAGCCAATAGATCCTTTGCTCCTGGCAAGTGGATTACCCATGAACCGTGGATCGCTCCTGCATGTCCTCAACGAATTGGGAAACCGTGCTGAAGTGCTTCCATGTTACCCGCACCGCTTCCGACATACCTTTGCCATTCAATATCTGCGCAATGGAGGAGATGTATTCTCCCTGCAGCGCCAGCTTGGGCATTCAACCCTCGAAATGGTCCGTCACTACCTCGCCATAGCAGACACCGACAGTGAAAACGCGCACCGTAAAGCATCCCCAGTGGATAATTGGAGATTGTAATTAGAGAATCCAATTTAAAGCACACCGCCCCGGATGAGGGGGCGGGGCCGACAGAGACGGGGAATGTTTCTTGTCATTTACTTAGGTTAGCTCAACGATCTAGTCTGCTTTCAAAATTATAGCACATATTATTAACAAGACAATAGGCCAGATTCAGTGTCCCGGGTGAGATTCGAACTCACACCCCCAAGTTTTGCAGACTAGAACTCTATCCATTGAGCTACCGGGACACTTGAAATTATTATACCTTCTTACAAAAATTCATGATTCATTCACCAAAATAGACACATTCTGTCTATTATAGGATACAAAACTACTCCTTCTTCCTGTATGCAACCACCAGGCTCCCGCTTTTTACCCTCGCCTGTCTGCACTCCAACCTACCAGCTTTAACCATCTTTTCTAGCTTTTTCTTGCTTGTATGCAAGCTGATTCCTATACGGTCCGCTAACATCTGCACCGTTACTTCATCATCTTCAATCATTTCCGGTAGTGCCAATTCTTTTGCCAGCAATTCCAATAATTCATTTTCGGTCATGCGACAATAACTTTCCTTTGGTGTGGTTGTGCTTTGTAGCGGGCCCGGCTGAAGTCAACCTGGTTAGTTTCACTGTCCCAAAGAATCCCGCCGATGTCTGATCGGATCAAACCATACTTGATCCGCCAAACATAAGTGGTCTTCAATTGCCAGGCCGGGATCGTGATTGCCCGGGTGCCTTTGTGCTTTTCGCCCGAGTCGTCAATGGTGTGGTTGTGCGCCCGCGGCGCCGGCTTTGACCATTTTTCTGTGGTCAATCTCCTGCTGATATGCGCTGGTGTCTGTGCCTATGATCATTTGATGATCTCCTTTACAGGGTGATATGTCGCTACTTGCTTTTGCAGTGCTGCCAGGGCAGCTTCCAGGACCGCTACACGCTTTTCGATTTCGCTCGGTGAAACCTTGGTTATTTGCTCTGTGATTAATTTTTCTGTAGCCAGGTCAATTTTCACCCTGGTGCCGTCTGCTCTAACTGCGTAGGTGGTTGCCGTTTTGCCATCATCTACAACAAGGATGCTTGAATAATCGCTCATTGTGTCTCCTATTCCGTTACCCAGGGTGTCAGGCTCATTAATCCAAATTGCAGCGTGTAATCTGTTCCTGTTCCCTTGCCGTTTACAACTATTTTCATTTCGTGCATGCCGTCTTTGGCTATTTGGATTCCGGTTATCTGCCAGTTCGCCTGAACGGCTGTGGAAGCATATTGATCCAGGATGGTTGAATTAACTTTCACCCCATCTATATAAAGATCGCATTTGCCCCTGGTTGATGCCTTGTAGTAGTTCGCATTAAACATATATTGACCTGCAGCAATAAGAAAATTACAAATGTAAAAATCTCCATTATTCGCCTGGGTGGTGGCAGGTACCATAGCTGACCCAGAAGCGGATGTTGTAGAATAGGCAGTTATAGTGTTAGGGTTTATCCTTACGCCGGTTGCCTGGTACATTTTGAAGAGAACAAAACTGCCTATCCAGGCGTCAGGAAACATAAGATCGGACCCAGTTGCATTTTTTATGGGGCATAATTCGCCCAGGTCTGCATCCGCTATATCATCATCATATGTAGCGGTGGTATTGTCCATGATTTCTGTCAGAAAGTAATACTCTCCATTGTCTCCGGCTTTGGAGCGGTAAAGTTTCCTGGTTCTAACCGCTCCAACCAGGGATATTGGTATTGCCGTTAGATTAACTAACTTTCCGCTATCCGCAATTGTGATCTGGTTGGATGCTGTCCCTCCCCCTGTCTCGCCATAATCATCTACAAAAGTTACTTTATATGAGTGCGTTCCTATGTCCACGTTTCCAGCTGTGGCTGATGCTGTTGCTGTTAAGGCTCCTGGTGCTGTTATCCCTTGCGGTAGTGCCATGACCTTATACAATTGTTCGTTCTCGTCCAGGAAGTGTACCCATTTTTGCAGGAAGAAATTGTTTTGCCGCTGTAAATATCCCCAGGACCCACCTGTACCAACATATTCTTCACCCCTGATCGAGAATAGATCGAGATCAAATTCGAGTATCGCCCCACCAGTCGTAGCCCCTTTGTTAATTTTGTAGTAGACTTGCAACGCTACTTTAGCGCAACCAGCGGGTGCGATAAAAGTACCCGAATATTCCGACCAGAATGTAGTTGCTATGAAATTTGTTGATATAGTTTGGTATGAAATAACCGTGTCGCTGGCTGTATAAAAAATCGCTCTGGCATAACACGTTTTGGTGATATTGGCTGGGGTGTATTGATATACTTTCTTACACCAAAACGAGAATATATACTGGAGTCCCTCGGTTGCAGCTACTTTTTGCGTAGTTACATCCGTTATTGCTGTGTCTCCTGATGCTTCTTCATGTACCTCTAGTTTGGCTCGCCTGGCAAAAGTTCCATCATGCGCCCCTGATGATAATAAAGTAAATCCATCTGTTGATGAAACGGTAAATTGCTCCGTTGTCTCTAATTCCCAGCTACGGTTTGTTCCCAGCAATTCTGTTACCTGCACTTCGCCGTCAAAGCTGTATTCAGGGAATAAGCCGTCATGCTTAATTCCAGCAACCAGGTACCGATCATTATTCGGGTGCCTGGTTGTACCCAGCTGCAGCCTGGCTGATGCTCCGCTGTCCAGTTCCACATTGTGGGTGTAGGCTAACATTTCGCCTTCAACCTCTAAACCGTGTTCTGTCAGCTTGATTGCGTCATTCCCAAACCTGATGGAGAATCCGTTTTCGAGATCATATTTGAGATAGCCGTTTGCGTCTCCGATCACAATGCCATAATGATCTGCAATATAATCCAATGCCCCGTTCAAATTTCCAAACCGTGCCAATTCGGTAACGGTTGACCATGGCGCTCCGGCGTGGGTGAAAACTCCGTAAAATGGCGCCCCGGTCATGTCTGCGGTCATAATCAAAAACCCTGTGCCAGATGGCCCGTAGTCAATTACTGCCGTTCCGGGGCTGTAGGTTGCAACGGATCCGCTCTGCAGGGTGCATGTAAAGGTAAAATGCGTGATGCTGTCGGTGATGCTGTCAACGGTCGCCCAGGACAAGTTTCCATTTTCTTCAATCCGCAAAATGCTGCCCACAATAAACAAGGCGGCATGACCGGATGCGGGATCTTCAATGTCCAGGGCGAATGTGCCAGGGCTGGCAACCGTGCTGCAGCTACTTTTCAATTTACCCGCTGACCTGAATACTCCGATCGTTCCGGCGGTGGCTGATACTGTGCCCTTTTCAAATACACTGGCCTTGATCGTTCCCCGGGCAACAATATTGTTAAATTCTGCATCGCCTGTACTGCCCTGGATTGCTGCTCCAGCGCTTCCGGCAACGAAATTCTGGCTCTCCAACTCATCTGCCCCAATGTTCCAGCCCCCCACCATGCCAGCTTGAATTTCACCTGCATCATTGGTAATTTCCGCCAGCTCTACCGCTTGCACTGACTGTTTCTGCAGCCTTTCAACCCGCCGTTCCAACTCCTTCAAACGATCCAACAAGTTATTTTCTACTACCAACCGATCAAGATTGATGCCCATGTCTACTCCTCCTCTTGACTATCAAAAATCACCCGCACCGTCTGCTCGCCCTCATCAAATTCCATCCCCCTCACCGTTGCCAAACCGCTAAACCCGTAACCGCTCCCGCTAAAACCTGCTGTATGCAACATCACCGGAAAACGATTCCCCAATCGCATCCAGAGCCATGCATCCCCCACATCCAGCACATTCAAATCCAGTATTACCCGTGGGTACGCTTCCACCGCTACAGCTTGCTCAGTATTTCCCAGCAAAGTATCCGATTCCACATTTCCGCTGAAATTACGGCTCCCCTGCCTACGCCCATACTGAGCAACCGAATTCACATTTACCACCCGTTGGATGGGCTTACTTAACCAGCTTGCGCCTTCTCCAAATCCGGTCAAATCGTTGCAGATCGTTCCCTGCTCCATCATGGCTTTGTTCGAGAGTTTCAAATTATGCCCTTCAGCTAAGATGAATCTGGTATCCTGGCCAATCTTGCTAAAATAATCCAGCTTGAATTGCAAGACGCCGTTTGTCACTGTCGGAGTAATACAAAACTCGCCCCCGCCACGCTTCACCAGTTCCTGGCATTCTTCCAGCAGCTTGGTCAAATTCAGCGTTTGCTGCCTGTTCTTGCCATCATCCTCAAACGCCCCTGCCAGTATGGGATAAAAGGTTTCCGTTGGTGCCAGTTTCAAAATCTGTTCAACCAGGCTTCCGGTACTGCCGGACAATGTCACATCCACTGGCCCGATGCTGTACTCCAGGATTTTTTCGGCGCTGTACGCCCGCACTTCCACAAATCCGGGCCTCCACTTGCGTGGTACATCAATCACTCCACCCCATGCCGGCAATTTTTCATGCTCGATGAAAATCAGGTTCCCAAATTCCAGATATTCCCGTTTGCACTTTGAATCCTGCAGCGAGACCGCAAATTCTGCTTGTCCAACATCAGAAAACAACCAGTTCCGCGAACAGCTTGCATCCAGTTCAGCCAGTTGTTTCCCGCTCCGGTCGAATATTAAGATCTGGCTCACAGCATCCTCTTGTGCCATTTGATAACCACACTCAGTGTGGGAGCCTGGGTATACGTGATTTCAAGCGTGTTCAAACTGCTTGCTAACTTCAACCAATCTCGCCGGATGCTCGAAAGCCCCAGCGCCCCGACCTGATTCTGTCCATCTACCAGTACTGTTTTTGCATTCGTATCCAGCTGTACCAGTTTTCCAGTCTTCACACTTGCCCGCAAATTGATACTTTCTAAACTGGTAGTGTTTTTTAACACAATCTCGAGCCACGTTTGCACATTCTCGCTGGCCAGGGAAATACCAGGCACACCTGCCGAATCCAGTACAACCGTTACATCCCCCACTTCAAATAATGCCCCTTCACCCTCAATTGCTGCCAAGGACCCTGAAAGGCAGAACCAGGCGAACTTGGTTGCAAGACTCGCCATTGTCCTGTTCCAGGCGGTTAAAGTCAGATCCGCTGGAATCGTTTCATTCCAGACCGTTGCCCATGTAACCCCGTTCACGCTTTTTTGTAGTGCAGCCAGGGCTGGCCATTTTGTTCCGGATCTCTGTTTGTTCCCGCTTGCAGCCAGGGTGCTTATCTTTGCCGGATTGTGCAAACTCCAGCCAAGTCTAGCAGTTTCACCCCTCACCCGCCCGCTCAAATACCAGATATCCATCTTCATGCCCATGACACTGGCAGGGTCCGCGCTTGCATCCAAGCTGGCACTGAATAAATGGCTCACCTTCCCGCTGCTTGAAACCAGGGTGGGTTTCCATGATCCTGCCCGCAAACCGGCGTTGTCCGCAAAATCGCTGTACACCCAGTTGGTATTGCTTGATGCCGCCAGGCTGAAAATAGGTTGAGCGGAATTATCCTGATCTGGAGCAGTAGCCGCCGCATTTCCATAGATTAACCAGATATCATGCTCAATCCAGGTGATCGCCGCCGCCAGTGCATGCCCCGCCATGCTGCTGTCTTTTACAGCCCTTTCCACACTTCCCAGTTTGCGGTTCCTGATATCCACGCTCTTATATATAAAGAGCTCACCCTCTATATCAACAATCCCGCTTGAGGGCAGGCGTTTCAATGCCGAAATATTGGCGGTCGTGTTCTGGATTGTGATTTCTCCCACTGCTCCTGATGAAGGAATGGCAACTCCCAGTGTCAGCGCAATCTTGGGAGCCAGGCTTAACACGATCCAGATGTTTGTCAAACTGGTATTCATCCCATTTAACCATCGTGGAGTTTCAACCCCATCCACCATCACCCGGATATCATCCCCATTGGCCAGCATATGACTGGCAGTCACCAATGCTGCAGTATCCAGCCCGCCGCTGGTAATATCCAAGGGATAATGTTCAAACGGCTCTGTCAGTTTGTTCCAAATCTTGATAAACCGCCTGTAGGCATACCCTCCGCTACCGCTGCCGGGTGTGATTTCATAAACTGGGTACACATCTACAGTCCCGCCTGGTGTCACCGCCTTCGTTTGCCCGCTCGCAGTCACCGACCAGCTCGAGGAATACTCCGTTACAGACCTCCAAACCGGGTCAGCTACAAACAAAACCACGGTCACAGCCCGGCTCCCTTCTGCCTCCATGGCCGTTACAGTGCCTTCCAGGTACCAATCCTCAGTACCATCGTTTGCCACCAACGCAAACAAATCCTGTTGCTCAGTATTGAACCACGCCTTCAGCTGATCCAGCGACCCGCTACGGATAGCAATCACAATCGGCAGCTTGATCCCCTCCAGTGCTTTCCCGGCATACACCGGCCAGGATTCACTCCGCTTCACACTGTTGGGTTTTACGCTTGCAAGCAAAGGAGCATCTTCGGGAATGATGGCTGCATAATTAGTTCCATCATTGATCGAATTCCCGTTCCAAGTCTTTAATGTCAACATGGCAATCCTAAATTAACGCTGCTAAGATTTCCTGCCCAAATGCGTTCTCGTTGCCAACATAAATGGTGCCGTAATTATTCAACCGCACCCCTTTCTGGCTGTTGGAATTGGATAGAATCTGGCCATTCCCCTGGGGTACAAACCACTCCGGCCCGCGTTCCCCTACCAGGTACGGTTGATTCGCCCACACCGGCCCGCCCAGGGCTTCCATTTTGGGAACAACACTAATACCTTCCCCTCCACCGCCGCCATATGCTTGTCCCAACATTGCTTTCAACCAGCCCGGGATGGAGGTTGTATCCAGATTGATCGCCATTTTGATTTCTTCAGGCAAAGCCAGCAGTCCCGCATACAAAGTTTCCGCTTGGGCGACCGTATCTTTCAATCCTTCTTCCAGATCCTTCAACCCGCTTTCTTTCAAGGCACTCAATCCAGCTTCAAATGTTTCAATATCCTCTGTTTTAGAAAACGCATCCACTAGCGCATTCACCGCATCCGCCTGCTGTTGTTCTTTCAAAAGCGATGTTCCCATAACCTGGTCAACCACTGCCAGCGCATCGTATAAAATGGCGCTGCTTTCCGGCAGTTTCTGCCGCAGTGCGTTTTCCACTTGCCCCGCAGTTCCTGTTACCCATTGCTGCATCTTGGTATCCAGCACATCATACTGAGCAATTAACCCTTCCAACGCAGTTTTACTCGACATCGCACTGGTTTCCAAAGCTGTCATCGCCCCCCCTTGCTCGGTCAGCTCATCAGTCACCAGCGAAGCCGGATGATAAACATCCCATTCCGCCTGGCTCATGATCGGTAAAATCTCACTCGCCGCGAAAACGGCATCCACATATTCATCATACGATAGGGAACTCTGAGCCAGTGCCTCATTCAAACCGGTTGTATCCGAAGCTAGCTCTTCTTTGTTCTTAATGAACAACTTGGCTATCTCTCCCAGGCTCGAACTCAAAGCTTCTTTCCCGAATTTCAGGTTCCCCCAGTTGAAAGTTACCTCTTTATTTACCCGTGCCTGGGCTGCTTCATACTCCTCCAAAATTTGGATTGCGCTCTTTCCTTCTGCCACCAGCCCGCCGAAGAAACCTTTCCAGCCACTGGATACAAGTTCTTTTCCTTCCTCATTGGTTTTTACAATTTGCTTGTTCCAGGCAGCCCATACGCCAACAATGGCAGACACAGCCAACCCAATGGAACCCAGCGTAATAGCCATTGGAGTCAACCCAGCCGCGCCAAGAGAAGTAGTTAGGCTCATTCCCGCTTTCCAGGCAGCAAATCCGTTACTTATTCCTGTTAATGTGATTTCAATTTTCCCCGCTAAAGTGAGAAATCCTCCCGCCATTGTCATAACCGGTCCCACCGCTGCAACCAGCCCGCCAGCAGCCACAATCAGCGTTTTCGTGGCCGCGTCCGTCTCATTGAACTCTTCCACCAGGTCAGTTAGCCCTTCAACCGCCTCCCCCACAATCGGCAGGAACACATCCCCCAATGACACCTTCAACGTTTCCAGTGAATCTGCCAGGTTGCTTGCCTTCCCCCCTGCCGTCTCCATCTGGGCAGCCATCATGCCCCCAAAGTTGCTGCCCATTCCCGCCAAAATAGCATCGATTGCCTGGTCAGCCGGGATCAATCCATTCTCTACCAGCTTCATTACCTCGCCGGTGGTTAACCCCATCGCATCCGCCAGGTACTGCCAGGCTGGAATTCCAGCCTCTGTCAATTGCATCATTTCCTGGCCACTTGCCTTGGCTTTGGCTTTCATCTGCCCCAGCGCCAATACAACCCGGTTGATCCCTTCAGCTCCCAAACCTAAACCGCTGGTCGCGTCCCCTACCGCGGTCATCATCGGTAGCACTTCTTCAGCTGCAAACCCAAAAGCCAGCATCCGCCGTGATGCATCCTGCAATTCGGTAAACTCAAACGGCGTCTCTGCTGCAAATTCGCGTAATTCAGTCAGGAATTTTATGGCTTTCTCACCCGAACCAAGCATAGACGTAAACGCCACTTTGGCTTGTTCCGCATCCCTGGCGGCTTCATACATCCCTTTACCCAGCAGCACAATCGGGGTCGTCACCGCCGCCGTCAGCAGACCGCCGGTTTTCATCATATTTAAACCGCTTTTTTCCAATGCGGCAGCGGTCTTATTCAATCCAGCATCAACACCAGACGTATCCGCCCCAATTTTCACCAGTAGATCAGCAATCTTAATGCCCATGGCGTTTCCTCACCGCAGCCCGTACTTTTTCCTCAACATCTATTGCGCTCAGTATACTGAGCAGCCATCCAGCTGGTTTTTCAGCCAGATCCCACGGAGCCACCCCCGCCCATTTCGCCGCCTGAAACAATGCCCATTCGTCACTGACCTCCGGAGCATCAAACAATTCAGGCGCAAGCAAGTACTCCGTCAGTCTTTTTTTTCGCTTTTTTCCCAGCCATTCATGCTTTCGGCAATGCTCAATAACACCTGCGACAGGAACCCGACCGGGATATCATGCTTTCGAATGGCTTCTTCTGTGGGTGGAATAACCTGGTCATTTTCATCCAGCACATCCCAGTGCACTACTGTCCGTTCAAGTTGACAGATGATCGAACTCAGATTGTCCAATCCCTGCAAATCATTCAGAAATTGTGGGGTGACAACCGCTAGCCGGAATTCCACTTCAGCCGATTCGCCCAAATAGCGGACCGTAACCGTCTGTGTCTTCTTCGTTAACTCGGTTAATTTCATTATTTATCCTTTTACAGGGTTGTAACATCAGTGGTAACAACAATTTGGAACGATTTTCCCCACGTGGCATCATGCACCATTTCAAGCGAATACTCCACCAGGTACAGATTATCTTCATCCGCAAAGTCGGCAACATCCTTGATCTGGGCCGGGAAATCAATCTGGAAAGTCTGATAATATGTGGATGCGATCAAAGGACCCACACCTTTCACCCGTATCCATTTTGTGCTTCCGGCGCGCATGGTCGTAATTAACCCCATCCCTGCGGTATCGGTTGCAAGTTTCAATTTAGCCTCAGCTGTTGGAGCGCTTTCCACAGTAACTGGGTTCTGCCCTACTGGCCAGGCGTGCGCAATTTTTCCGTTCAACGCCCATGTCAGACTGAACCCGCGTGTCAGTGCAGTTGCCCCTGCCAGTCCGGCCTGTGTATCAGCCAGGTAGAAGCTCAAATGTGCAGGCAGCACCGGTATGGGTGTCAAACTTGTAGGAGCAGCAGTCAAAGTGATACCGGTTTCAATCGCCTTTCCGAGCGCATTTCCTGAAACCGAAACCTCGTTGCGGTTGAAAGTAAATTCCAACCCGCTTACCCGCATTCCAGCTGAACGCCAGGCACTGTTTGCGTCGCCCTGCTCAATTGTCAACGTTTTCCCGGTATCTTCTCCTGAAGTACTGCTAACAAATGTCCACAAATATGCAGCGGTTGCGCCTTGCTGCACCGGAGTCGGTAAACTCAACAGGCTGCTCAGTAAATACAATATTTCATTGTAAGTTAGCTTCCCACTGATATTCGCCTCAGCCCATTCTTTGTTCAGCGTCACAAAGCTGGCATATTTATTCCCCTGTGCCTTGAATGTGTCCGCCTCAGTCCTCGGATTTGGCACCATACTGACTGCCAGCAGCTTCTTATTAGCTGCCACTGCGGTTCCTGGAATAGATTCAACCCCAACCTGCACGCCCTGAAAAATACTTGCCTTTTCACCCATTTCAACTCCTTTCAAATAGTGCCGGTATTTCCCACCGGCGAGAAATTCTTATTGTGTAAACAAATCAAATTCCAGAATGATGCTCCGGTACGTTACTCCATCCTCAACTTCAGAAAGACGGTAACTTCCGGAATACACACATCCGATCACACCTGTTCCGCTTGCTTTATGACACAATGTCCTGATCCTGTCTGCCAGAGTCCCGATGTTCTTAAACGTGGGAGTATTGGTATAAACCCTCACTCTCCAGGCTTCCACATCCATGATCAGATCCTGGTTTGCATTTGTTACTGCTTCGCCTGCCACCATGCTTAACAGCACAAGCGGGTAAACTGTCCCTTTTGGCGCATAATCCGGAAAAACCCTGCTTCCTATTGCAGCCGCCAGAATTGCATCATTCTTGATGACATTTGTCAACCAGGTATCCCCATTCACAGCGCCCATGCTAATCTTTGCTCCAACATCTTTAATGCCTGCAGGAACTTACCCTTTACTTTTTTTACAGCTGGGGTGATGAACGGCCTCGGTGCAATCCGTTGCGTACCAAACTCCAGTAATACGCCATATTCTGCATACACTACCACCACATCCACGCACGGCCGTTCTTTTTCCACCTCAATACTGTTAAACAGGTTTCCAGTATCCACTGCCGGACCTTCCCCCGGTGCGCTGGCCTGGTGGCTTTTCCCTCCCCGCGCGTAAACCCGGCCTGTTTTTGATCCCTGCATGCTGTCCAGTGCCAGTTTCTTCAAATCAAATGCGGTTTTGTCAACGATTTCCTGTACTTCCTGGGGGAACCGCCGTTTCAATTCAGGAATACGGTTATTGGTGATCTTGATTTCCACCGTTTTCATACTCTCACGCATTCCACCTGCAAAGCAGTTTGCTCAGTATGGGCGAGAACAGCCTTTACGGCGTATTGCTGCCCGCTTACCTGCAGCTGGTCGGTTTCCAGTACAACTGTACTGGCTGGCAGTGTGATCACAAACCCTTCCGATTCTTGCACCTGTCCGCCTGCCAGTTTTTCAGAGTGTTTCATAACCCCAATCCGCCCCTTCACAGTGGCGTTTGTTGTCCAGGCTTCGCTCCATCCGCTGGTTTCGTCATACGTCCTGGTGATCCGCTGCACATACACCGTTACTGGCATGTGTTTTTCCTGCTCAAGTTTCATCTTTTCCAGCTCAGTAGTCATTGCGTAAATCTCCTCTTTCCTGCTGGATAACATGTACCCATTGCTTTTTACGGTATTCCTCTGCCATCACTCTCAAAGCTGCTCCCTTTTGGCTGCGGTGGAAACTGGCCCCATCTGCCGTAAAATCAAAATCACTGGCCGTTTTCGCAGCCCACGCCTCCAGCAGATCGGCTGCAGCCCCAAACAGATCGTAAAACCAGCCGGTGATGTACACCGCTGCCTGAGAAGCTGCAAACGTCCACCTGCCATTGATTGCATCCGTTCCACTTGGGGTTAATACCCCATACTGAGCATCACTCAAAACCGCATCTGATTCCCAATTTCCCTCAGCTGCTACCCAGGTCAAGTAACCTGGAACCCCATTGGTGTACGTTACCAGTCCTTTCAATGGAGCATAGCGCTTTTCCCAGCGGTGCACATCGGCTGCATACTGAATCTCATCATCACTGAACACCTGGTCAGCCCCAGCCGGGTCGCCGATCATACTCCTGATCCTGCCTATCAACACAACCATTCCACTGCGTGCGGCCATCGCTTATCCTTTATCCTGATATCCCGGAAACAAATACCACAAGTTATTCAGCGTATTTCCCGTCAGGTTCTTCTGCCTTGGGCATCTTGGCTTTCTTGACTGGCTCTTCTTTCACTACCTGGTACCCTGCCCGGATGTAATTATCAATATCCGCTTCCGGTACCGACATCGTAATGCTGCCATTCGTGATTTTGATATAACCCATCAGTTTTACTCCTTATGCCGATGCAATGCCTTCTACGTAATACAGGTACCCGGTCAGTTTCCCGGCAGTCAGCGCGCCAACTGATACAGTACAGGTGATCTCCCTGGCCACAGTTGTCTTTATGCTCGTGGCTTCTGGTGTATTTGCTTTGGGAACGATTGCCTTCCGCCCAACAGTTGAGAACGGCGCTCCAGAAACAGCCGCCGCGGTCTGGATGTCATTGGCTCCCTCAACGTGGATCGCAAGTTGCCCGGAAGCTGAACTCGTAATGACGGTATTTACATCAAAAAACCCGCCCACGATGATTGCAAATGCTGGCAAAATGACACCTGTTCCATGTGCACCAACGGTACTGTTGTTATTCACACCTCCGCTGTCTTTCGCAGCAACATCATAAACAAACCGCGCCACTCGCAGATTCCCCAGACCAATATCTGAGCCAATTGGCCCCAGTGCAGCGAAGTTATCACTGACGTCCTTCAGCCATCCAGCAATTTGAACTTGTTTTAATTGTGCCATTTTCTTTTTCCATTCTGGGGAGGGCGGTTAACCCTCCCCGTGGTTAGTAATTGTTAGCTGTTCTTTTTGTGCAGGTACACGCCATCAACCTTGTTATCGTACACAAAGGCGTCATGGTACAGCCTGTACTGGAACAACCAGGCATCTGCAGTTTGGTTTTCATCCGGCCCGAAGATCTTCGGCATGTTGTGCTTAACCGGCTGCAAAACAGCGCTTGGGTGGATCAACATGAAATTGATATCCCTTCCGGTTGAAGACGTCTTGCTGAACCCGCCAGCGCTTGAGATCGAACCGGCATCCAGGGTTATCTGGGTATAGAACCGGCTTTGCGGCACAGGCACAACCTCAACATCATCCAGCTTCAACACCCTGCGGTCGGCTGAAGTTTCATTCCCCAGTGACCTGGAAATGGATGCCTTCAACAGGCTGTAAAGCGCTGTTGAGATGAACAGGATACGGTTTTCACTTGGCACATCATCATTGTCCAGCTGGGTCATTGCCGCATCATATGCCGCCAAAACTGCAGCAGCACTTGAAAGTGCAGCCTCGGAGGTAGTGGAAATATTGCTGGTTCCAGCGTATTTCGCAAACCGGTACGCATCCACTTCAGGTACGACCTGGGTGCGGATAAACTCGCCCGCCAGGGTGCCGAAAGCCTGCCCGAGGGTTTCCTCGTTGTCCATGCGGTCAATACTGAAAGACCGCCCACGGCTGGCTGCCAGAGTCATGGTTTCCCACGCGCCGGTCACATCACCCGCCGGATAACCGGTTGAACGGCTGTAAGTGCCCAGACCAACAACAGATGTCTTAAATACCTTCACTTCGTTTGCCGCACCGAATTCAACCGGCTTGGTCATCGCATCCATCCTGGCGGTCAAGGATGCTTTCTTGTAGATTTCATCCAGGATGGGTAAAAACTTGTTTGCTAAAGAAATTGAATTAGCCATTTTTATTTATCTCCTTCAATCAATTGACAACCCGGCCGCTTTCCTCGCAGCCAGATACACCGGATCTGAATCATCGTGGGTCTTTGAGGGATTGCTTGCGCTGGTACTTCCACCTACCAGGTAGGGTTTTTGCTTCACCAGCTCCTTCAACAAAGCTTCCACGTTGCTTGGTTTCTCATCACTCCCATACTCAATCTTGGAATGATCGATTAAGCGGTAAGCGGCATCAGGATCAACAATCCCGATCTTTGCAGCAGTTAAAGCCACCTCATACTGAGCCATCATTAATTTCTGCTTCTGTGTCAGCTCAGTATTGGTGCGCTCCAGAACCGAAATCTTCTCCTGAACCTTGTCCGCATCGCTCTTATTCAACTCATCAGATTTCCTTTTATCTGCAATTAGCGTCTTGGCATCCTCCAGTTTTTCTACCCCAAGCGCCTTAAGCACCTCATTTATGGCGCTGCTTTTTGCCTGCTTTGCCCTTTCGCCAAACATGGCGTCCAGTTCCGCCTGGGAGTAACTTTTCTTTTCATCCTTGGCGTTTCCATCACTCTCACCACTATTACCGCTGTCAGTACCACCCCCAGCGTCAGGGTCCGGTGAGAAAAAGATCATGGGCTTTCCAAATTTTGTGAACATTTTCATCCTTTCTTTTCCGACTTTACCGCAGTCGTCGCGTTATTTTCACACCCACAACTCCGGATGTGCCTTCCAAAGTAACGATACCTTCTCTTCCATCGTATAAACCTGGGCAGGTCCATTGCTGCCCGTTCCACCTAACCAGCTCACCAGGCTTCCCAGACTGCCGTTATAAACAATAATGTCCATCGCCCGGTTCTTGGTTCCCGGCAAGATCAATCGGTCACCCGAACACTGCCATAAGCGGATCCTGTCTGCAGGAACAACCCCTGTTCGTGTATGCGGAGCCAATCCCGGGTACCAGCGCATGTCATCCAACTCTTCCCGCAACTGTTCCCATGTCCATACTTCCTCTTGCTTCGGGTATAAACTGTACGGGTATCTGGCTATGCAGTAATCTGCATCCGGCCAGTAATCCAGGAATGGGTAAAACCACATGCCGGTATAAATAAACGAAGTCCAGTTCTTCTTGCACAACTCGAAAAAGACGCCAAACTCTTCCGCATATTTACTGGAAGAATAACCGCTGTACCTGACCTCAATGTCCAGCATAACCGACTGCGCATCTCTCGGTATGACCTTGGCCAGATACTCAAAATTGGCTTTGCCCAGTACCCACGGGTTATACACAAAATAAGGTGCCCTTACCGCAAACGGCCGGGCTTGTTCCCACTGCACAGCGAAATTCTCATCATCATGATGCCCGCCTGCCATGCTGTTGATCCTGGGAAACAACCCCACAACACCCGCATTGAGCAATACATCCTCTTCAATGTCCAGGCTGCCTTCCCATACATCCAGAATGATCTGGTACTCTTTCACCTATTTATCCTTAACCCGGGTCAACCGCTTGAATTTCACCGGCTCCAAACCCGCTTCCTTCACCTGGCAAACCAGGCGTTCTGCCCAATCCTTCAGATCTTCGTTATTATGCTCCAGCTCGTCAATCTGCTCTTTCAGCGACTGGATGATCCCTCTTAAGGCTTCCACATCGTTCTTCTTTGCCGATGTACCGATAGTGACCATGCTTCCGATCAGCGCCAGACTTGCTGTGATGATTGTAATGACGACTTCAACGGACATGGCTTAGCTCTCAAGATTAACCCGGGTGGCTTTTGCATTCTTCACATCCTGCGGCTGCGGGCTCAACTTATAAGTCAGCTGATTCCCGCCCGCTGCCAGGAATATATACACCAGCAAAGACATCACACCATCTTTCGAACAAATCACACCAGATATAGAAAATAATCCAACACAGGTCACCAGGAACATGAACCCCGCTAACACAACAATCAATATCAACTGAACGACTTGCTTTCGCTCCGATGTCAACTCAGCAAACTGGGTGCGCAATCCCGGCATGTAAGTGAAAACCATCGACAAAACTGCGGCCGCCAGAACCACCAGCACTTCAGAATTGACCGCTGTCCCCTCCGGAAACACGCTCTCAAATGCCATCAGCACCAGTAGCGTGATCGTCAGGATCACCAACCCGATCCCGATCCACTTCATAATTGATTTCATAAATTACTCCTTTCAGTAGTTAAAAACAGAAAACCCGACATCCTCATTACTGAGAAAAATGTCGGGCGGAAACGACTGAATACCGTCTTATTTAGTTGTTGAAATTAGTATAGCACAAATTATTACTTAATCAATTCCTCTGGCCAGGGTAATTTTAATCTTTGAGCAATTTCTTCGATCTCTGAATAAGCTTGAATAATTCTATTCCTTTGATCCGCTGTTATCTCCCCCCACACTGAAGCTAATCGAAGTTTATTTGCAATCCAATCAGTTAAATACATAGAATGCAAATCATTATTGTTTGCCAGTTCTTTTTCGCGGATTTCTAAGCCGGAAACTTCTTTTATGATTGTATTTACTTTCCAGTCAATCGTTTTATCCATACGAACAACTCTCGATTATCTGTAATTTGTTTTTCTAAAAACTCTGGTTGGAATCCAGTTACCCAATAATTATATTTTACTCTGTATTCAACCAGAATGTGAGAAAAACCATGAGTCCCTTGCCATTTCCCGCTTTCACCAACAAAACCGATTTGCCAATTGTTATCAAATTTCGAAATAAACATTCCAGACTCTGGATTTTGAATTGTTGCCTTGAGACTTGCGTTGTATTGTTCAATAGTTGTCCCTTCTGGCCATTCACGATTTGATATCACATGCTTCAAATAATGAGCCTCTTCCGGAGAAATCATATCCCCTGTTTTCAAAACCTTCCCGTTCCATTCCAGTCCCGCTATCGAATTGTCAACTTTTTGAATTGCATCTTTACTTAATCCAATTGTTCCAACTTTATTTACAATGCTGCTTACTTCCGCGTCGGTCAACTCCCTCAACCCAATCCCCGCGATCCGTACCAAGTCATCCACCGAGTAATTCCCCACATTCTTCGCCACCCCCATCAATGCCAGGCGCGTGTAGGCTCTTGCCTCCTCTTTTCCCAATAATTCAACCAGGCTCTTCTCGTACCGCGTCCATCCCCATTGCGGATCATACTTCCTGCCCACCAGATCATTTAGGTTAAACCTCCCCTCTTTCCACGCCGCGTACTTCGCTGGACCTAAAACCTTCAATTGCTCAGTATCAAAGAGCTGCCCGAAAGCCTCAATTCCCGTCTCCGGAACCTGGCTCTCCACCTCATCCATATCAAACCCCAGCTCACGCCAGCTTTTCGTCAGAGGCACCATCGTACACCGCCCGCAAATGTGCTCTTCTAACTGCTCATCCAGCCCGTGCACGGTCCCATCCATCGCCCAGCACATTGCACACGTGCGCTCATTCCTGGCGCTTGCCCAGCGCCAACCCTTCAAGATATACCGGTTTGCCCAGTAAACTTCCCGGTTCGCTTCCCGATAACTCCTCATCGTCTCTGTCCGTGCAATCCGCAGCGCCCTTACCAGGTTCCCGCCCAACCCTTTCCGAATATGACTCGCAGTCCGACTAGGGTTCCAACCCAACAACAATCCGGTCTGTAACCCGTCTGCAACCAACCTCCCCGCTTCACCTGGCAAATCATCCAGTATCCCCTTCAACGGGCTACCATCCTGCATGAACCCGATCAGGTTCTTGAATGCCTCCTTTGGCAAACGGTGAAAAGAAACCGAAACCCCATCAGGAACACTTACCTGCATCAATTTGCGACTGTTTTCAATCGCAGCATCCACTGCCATTTTTTGCTCATCCCGAATCGCCCTCTCTGCATACTGAGCAAACTTTGACAACTCCCCCTCAACCTGTCGTTGCAGTACCGTTAATCGCTCAGCCTCCAGCAGCCACACAATGGGCGCCGTTTCTCCCGCCTCAAGTACAGCATTATACTGGGTAGTCAGGTCAAGGATCCGCCTCCGGATTACCGTCCAGGCTTTCCCATACTCCCGCACCATCTGGCTTGCGGCTGCCCGCTCCATTCGCAGCAATTCTTTCCGGAATTGCTCATTCAACGCATAAATATCGCTCATGCGCCATCATCAAAACTTTCAAGCAATTTCCCGCCGAATTCTGAAGTATTCATCTCCCGCTTCTTTGCCTCCAGTTCAGGGTCATATCCCAATTGCGTCAACAGTGAATCATCCGATACCCCCAGTTGCCTGTCCATCAAAGCAACCTCGCGTATTTGCTTTTGATCATTCGGCAGCATCTCTCCCCAAAGCAGCTTGGTATTATTTCTGTTTCCGAATCCCCCAATTTCCAGTAACCGCCGGTTTATCTCGGTCAGCATATCCCCGTACAGCATCCGTTTCATTTCCGTTTTTTCGATCAACGGCTGGTACATGATCTGCAATGCCAACCCGCTAAGGCCGTTTAGTGATTCGAGCTTTCCGGTCGCAATCTCAGGCATCCGGCTGATCTCGTGGATCGCTTCCTTCAACCGTTTGTAAAACTCAATACTGCTCGAAAGATCAGTTTGCATCTCCAGGTTATGCAGCGCAGCTTCTGTACTAGGTAAAACAATGGTTTCGTCGATAGCTATCTTTAACTCATTTGACGAGAAACCCTTACCCCAGGTCTTCGGGTGCGCATGAAACTTCAGAATCCTTCCGGTATTCGAAACACTGAAATTGATCGCATTGTTGATTTCCAGGATATCAGGCTCGATATCACTCAACCCCCAAAACTCATTCGGAGCTGGTAAGTTCTGGCAGAAGAACACCGGCGCCCATGCATACCCCCAATTCTGTTCCCGAGTGGTTGTCCAATGCGACCCATCCGCTGAACCCACCTGGTCTTTGATCTTCCAGATCAACCCCTGCTTTTCGATCACCTGGCGAATGATCACCGGTTTCTTTGTCTGTGGGTCTCGTGACGGGAACTGGATCTTAAAATCCAGCACCTGGTCAATATCATCCGCAGCCAGTGTTACTGTTACCGTCTCAGGGTCCAGCACAATAATTCTCGGGTATTCCATTCCTGGAGACCATAATACCTTCAGGAAACACTGCCCGCACACCCCGCCATTCAACGCCGCCTTTTGCAGCAAGGTCATCTTCCGGTTCTGCTGCCAGCATCCCGTCAGCCAGTTTTCAGCTGCAGTTTCAGAAACCTCATCAAGCTCGAACATAACCTCTTTTCCGAACAAGAACGAAACACCCTTATCCACGATCAGTTTGGCGAAATTCAAGCGGATATTATCATCAACGAACCCTGGCTTCACATTCAATGGTTTGGGCAAATTTCCATAGTACGCATTCCACGCTTTGCGGAATTGCTCCAAGCGGTTGGTTTCATCCTTGGCAACCAGGTCAACCAGAGCTTCAAAAATCATGTTAGTCATCTCCATCCTCTTTTCCTGTCTCCCAGATCGAACTGATATACTGGGGAGCTTGTTCTTCCGGTGCTGTCAAATCAAAGAAAGCCCCGGCTGCTGCATCCATAATGTCATCATGCGGTAACTCGGGTTGCCCGTGCATGTGATCCAAAAATAGTTCATTCCATCTACCATTCAGCAAACTCACATTCCCCGCTTCTGCCTGGGCTGCCAGTGGTTTCGCCCGCAATAGTTTGTCCTGCCGTGAAGATACCCCCCGCGCATCCATCCCCGCCAGCATCCGTGTCATGCGGTAACTTTCCCGCTTCCCCGAACTTCCCGGCTCCTGTTCCCAGCGAACCCGGTACTCTCGATGTTCCAGCTTGAACCTGGCTGCATCCTGCTGACTGATATTCACAAAATGCCTGTCAACTTCCGCTGGTGCCAGCTGATCATTGCTCACGTGGAGGATGAAATACTCCCCATCCACCAGCAGCATCAAACAACTGGCCGTGTAATCAGGATCATTCTTGTTCAATTCCTTTTCAGTCGCGGCAAAATCCCACCTCCTGAGCACAATCCCGCCCGCAGGAACAGCATCCACAACCTTGAACCATGACCGGTTAAATACCTTCCCTGCCGAAGGTTTGATCTTCCAGTTTCCGCCCCGTTTCATATCCCCCAGTAACCGCTCACGATCCACTAGTGACAGAGCCTTCAAATTAGCAATATACCCCGGGTCCTTGCTCAATAACTCCTGGTTGTCATACACAGTTGCAGGGATGAACGTCACCGACTTGGGTAGATCATCAGGAAAGGCAGCCAACGCATCCTGCTCAGTATCGAACCAGGCCAGTTGATCATCCCCCTGCCGCACCATCCAGCGCAATACACCAGCTCGTGAAAGGTCAGCATACCCATCTTCCGCGATCCACCACCTCAGGAAATCAGCCAGCCAGCCTGGCTCCGGGTTGCATGTCGCCCGAATATACGGCCGTACCCCACAAGTGGACCTGTTGCGCGAAAACATGTAAAAAAATTGCCCGGCGGTAAAGGATTCGAGCTGGTCAAACAAAATCAACGGTATCTGCGAGCTCTTCCAGGAATACTTATCATCCTCATACTGCATGGAAGCAAACGTAACCCGCGCACCTAAAGTGAAATGAAACGACAGATCATTTTTATTCGGTTTGACGCCAATTTTCTGGTAAAGTCCTTGCGCTTCATCCCACAAGCCCCCCTCTTTGGTGATCTCCGGGTACGTCCGCCGGAAAATCACCGCCCCGAATCGTGGATTGTGAATATGCCTCAACACCTCCAGTAAACACGCATACGACTTCCCCCCGCCAGCGGACCCGCCGTAAATGGTAATATCCGCCGGACTGCTCAGGAACTGCTCCTGTTTCTTTTGCGGCCGGATGACAACGTTATTCCCCATGGTCATCCTCTTCAACGTCCGCCGCCCCGTTTCTCCCGTTATCCGGGATGTAAATATTGATGTTCGCCTGGTCCAGGTGATGAGTTTCCTCAACCTGTTCTACAAACATCCGCCGGGCTTTGCCTATCAACGTTAATGCTGCTTGAGAATCATGCAGCTTCAACACCGGATCACCACGTCGGCTCCAGTTCAGCTCCTTGATCAAATACCCATACTCAATTACTTTTTCCCAGTTAACCAGAACCCGTTTGACGGTTCGTTTTAAATCAGGATCGTACCAATCATTCACAATCAAGAAGTCTCCCAGGTTCACCCTTGCCTGCTGCGTCAACCTGGTCAGCACCTCATCCGTCTCCATTGAGATTTCAGACATGCGCTGATTGACATACTCTGCCACCAGCGGAGCTTTGAGAATATTACAACCTTGTGTATCCGGGTGTTTATACCCTGCTGCCCGCGCTGCCTCCGCCGGTTTCCAGGTGCGCAAAAACTCTTCTACAAACACCTGTTGCTTTTTGGTTAATTTTTTTCTTATCATTCCATATCCTGTTAAATAAACAACGCCCAATCCTGCCTTAAAGACCAAGACAGAACCGGGCGGAAACCGGCGAAATACCGCTAAAGTTATTTTAGCACTTTTTTACACGAGTGATGAGTTTAGCCAGTGCACGTTCCGAAATAGACCAGTGAAATTCAGACCCACACTCAGAACACACCCCTCTCATCACAGTAACCAGAATACCATTTACTGTTAACCACTCCTGATTATTGACTGTCACAACAGTTCCAATTACCCTTTGGCATCCCGAACAAACTATTTCTTTAGCCAAATAACCCTCCGCGAATTCCAAGTTTTATATGCCTTTCTGTAGCTCTATGATTGCCTCTTGATTCGAAATCTGATGCAACCTGGCAAACAAATTGATCACATCCATCTCTTTGATATTGCACTTTCGGCACCCACACATTCCCCTTTGAGTGTCGATCCAAAAAGAAGGATTATGATCCTCATGAAAAGGACAATAACTTCTGTACCACCGACCATCAGAAGAAGATTTTTCAGCTCCTCTCAGAATACTGAGCAAAGAAACCTGCTTTCTGATACTTTCAATAACACCCATCTCAAAACGTTCTGCCTGATCTGCAATTGCCCATGGATCATCTGAAACAGTCTCAAGCATTGGAATAGTTAACTTCTTTGGCTCAGGAATAAACTCAATCGGCAAAACGTCTTCCAATTTCTCAACCTTCAAAATAGGCTGATCCATAAATACCTGGTACTGAAACCCACTGGGGTGCACTGAAGGCGGAATCAATACATACCCCCGCTCAGCTTTGATATCCAATAAATCTGAATGGTAATTCTTTGCTGGCTGCTCAGTATGCAGGTACACATGAATTCCACGTCTCGTTTTTGTCATGTAAGTGGAAATGGGGAAAAGAGAGTACCAGAATTGGAATACCTCGTTTACGTCAAAATCGATTACTGTTAACCCATTACCAGTAATTAACCCAATATTGCGTAATTGTGTAGGAAACCATTCACGTAGCTCAACATCGGTTGGTAATCTGGTTTTATATGGATCCCATGATTTTAAGATCGGTTTCTTCGAGTAGTAACCAATCGGAATCACAGAGTAACCTCTCTTAACCCATGTAATCGCTGCCTCTAAAAGAGTCATTTTGCCTCAAAAATCCTGTCTATAAACACCTTTGCAACCTCGACAACCTTTTTCCCACAATCCTTATAGTAGTTTTTTGGTCAACCTTTGGCACCTGCTGTTAATTAACCCCCCTTCCAGAAGATCACACTATTAAGTGGTGTTTTTGGTTGCAAAGGTTGCAAGATTTTTGCACGTTTGTGCAACAACACATCAATAATCGGGACAAATGGGTTAAAACAGCCCAAAACAGCCTGTTTTTGCCCATTTAACCCTGTTTTTGGGGTGCTTAAACCTGTTTGAGGTTGCATTAATCTATACGAAGGTTGCAAGGAGGTTGCAAGGAGGTCGCAAGGAGGTTGCAAGGAGGTCGTCAGAAGGTCGTCGTGGAGGTTGTAAGATCGGCGCAAAATGGTCATAATTTTCATGGCATTTTCGCCTTGATCCCAAAGTAGCCGCGCACGTTATTTTGTAGACTCTTAACCAACCCAAGTTTTTTCATCGTTGTCGAAAGCGCCATCTGAAAAGCCTTGGTTGATGACATTCTTATCTTATCCTGCAGAGTATACATCAATTCCGCTGTGGATGTCCACAACTGGTTATCTTGTAAGAGCAAAGTGATAATGTCCCTAAGTAGCAAAATAGAAATGTCCTAATTATGATTAGGAGCTATGACATGGACAATCGAAATGAGCAATAAAGAGCTAGCTCGGAGAACTGAGATAGAACGGGTTATGGATCAAAGAATCACACAGAAAGAGGCGGCAAAAAGGCTTGGGATAAGTGAACGGCAGTTTAAACGCATACTACGACGATATCGACAGGAAGGAGATGGAGGGGTAGTTTCCAGGAAGCGCGGAAAGCCGAGCAACCGAAAAACAAAAGCAGAGATACTGAAGGTGGTAAGGGAATTTGTCAATGACCCAATCAT